ATAATTTATCTCCTGCTTAATTATCCATTTTTATTTTGTTTTATACATAATGTCAATAACATATATTTATTAAGGTGGTGTAACTTTGCTCCAACTACCACCTTGTGTAGCTGTTTTTTTACTCCAACTTCCGCCTTGAGAAGGTGTAACTTTTTGCCATGCTATTGGACCACCAACTTGGCCTACACTAACAGTTGCTGAAACACCTGTCAATCCCATAACCATTTCTGTAGGAGAAATAGCACCAGGACTTGCAGTTGCTGAAACTCCTGATAATCCAACTGCCATTTCTGCTGGAGAAATAGATCCTACTGAAGCTGTAGCTGCTACTCCACTTATATCAATAATTTGAGCATCATTTGCTTCTAGAGATCCTACAGAAGAAGTTGCTCCTACTCCTGTTAATCCCATAACATCAGCTGGTGTAATAGCTCCTACTGAAGCAGTTGCTCCAATTCCTGTTAAAGGAACTCCAATTTCTATATCAGAAATTGATCCAACACTTGTTGTTGCAGAGACTCCAGATAAACTTAAATCACCTGAACCAAATAATAATCCAGGAGTACCAACGGAAGAAGTTGCGTCTTGACCAGTTAAACCTATAGCCATTTCTGTTGGAGAAATTGAACCTACAGCAGTGGTTCCTACACCGCTTGATGAAACATCAACAACAACTGTCATTGCTGATTCACCCCAGTTTTCGTAACCCCACGGGTCTCTACCCCAACCTTGTTCGTTAAATGCTGAAAGATCTCCTACAGATGCGGTTGCACCCAATCCTGTTAAAGTAATAACTGGTTCATCACTATCGCCCCACGGCTCGTGACCCCAATCATCTCTACCCCAACCAACATTATATACATCTTCACTAATAGATCCAACAGAAGATGTTAAAGTAGATGGTGCAGTAATTGGAACTCCAATTCCCTGAACGGGTGTACCTAATGAAGATGTTAAACCTATTCCTGTAATATCTACAGGAATTTCTTGTTCACCTGTAGCAGTTCCTATACTTGATGTTAAACCTAATCCTGATAATGCAACTGAATATTCGACACCCCAACCAGAATTACCCCATTCTTGTCGGCCCCAACCTTCTTCATTGAAAGATTCTAAATCTCCTACTGATGAAGTTAAAGTTGATGGTGCTGTGATATCAAGTGGAAAAGTATTAGCCGCCCAGGAATTTACTCCCCAAGCTACTGAAGGACTATCTCCACCCCAGACTGATGCCATAAGGAATTCCTCCTTATGCTATTCGGACAATCGCTGTGGTTGCTGCTGCCGCGGGAAACTGAACTGTAAAAGTTCCGCTTGATACAGTTTTATCTCCACCAAAAGCTACTGCACAAACTGCTGCGTCTGTTGAATGTGAATCATTGAAAATTAAACATCCATTAGCTGTGAAAGAAGCTGATGTCCAAGAGACATCTGCAAAATCACACACTGCAGTTGAAGAATCTAAGGTTGGAGTAACGCTTGTAAGCGCTTTTCCTTTAGCTGAATAAGCTGATCCTGAAGTATTAGTAATCTCATTCGTGCTTGCATAAGCCGTTGTTGATGCTCCTAAAGTTGCAGAACTTGTATATAAAGCTAAATTAAAAGTATTACCAGTTGTAGCAGTAAAATTGTGTTCAGCTTTAAGAATCTCTACTTTAAAACTGTTACAAATTGCCGATGTTATTGCCATAGTTATCTCCTAATTATTGAGGCGGTGACTCGATTGGTATACGAATAGTACCATCCGTATAGTCGTCTCGTCTTCGTCTCCCAATTTGCACACTTGCAAATTTAGTTAGTTCTTGTTTATACTTATTTTCATATAGTGTCAACATATCCATTGGCCCTTTTAAATATCCATAAGCTTCCACCAAACAGGCATATAATAATAATTGAGGATAATTAAGACTAATATAATTAGTTTGATTGTCTGACTCTAAAGTAGCTGGCATTACATTTCCATGTATATTTATTAAATAATTGGCATCAGGAGTAGGAGCCATTACAATATTACCTGAAGTAGTAGAACTAAGTCCAGTTGCTCCTCCAAACATAGCATAATATTTAGGTAATCCAGTCACATCTTGACCTGCCGAACCTCCAGATGGTCCTGTTAATTCTCCCACATATTCACTTATAAAAGTTCTGTCTCTTTTTTGAAGCCAAGTTGCTTCTCCTGTTCTTGCAGACGTAGAATTAAAAACTTCAACACCTCTTACAAAAACCATTCCTGCTGGTACTCTGACTGTATTAGTATCAGCTGCTAATGTTCCTTCATATTCAACTCTATCAGAATCAACAGGAACATCACTAAATATTCTTTGTTGGGCATTTAAAATGAAATTTTCTAAGATAGCAGTAGTAAATACAGTGTCATCGACTTCTGTATAACTTCTTATCATTGTAACTAATGTACTATAACTAATTCCAGACATTATTAACCTCTATCATTAACGGGTCCAATTGTACACTGTAAACCGCCTCCTGTTTCAGCACTACTTGCATTTGAAACAAGTGGTACTGTAAGTGAATTATATTGAGTCTCTGTTGAAGGTTGACCTACTGTATTAACAGTAGTTCCAACTGCTGTTGCTAAATATGAACCAAAAACTTTTGCACCACTAGAATGAGTACCCGCTGTTGTACTTAGTGGTGTTTCTCCTCTATATGGAGCTGAACTTCCTCTTGTACATCCTGTTAAATCATGAGTTGATTTTCCAGTGTACTGAATAGTTTCATTAAAATATTGGCCATATGTTGAAGAGCTTGAATCTTGATCAACTTTTTCTATTACAATATATCCTGATGATGGAAATTCACTTGCATCAGTTAAAGTAATAGTAGTTGCAGAAGCAGATATATTACCATTTAAAGTAGTCTCTAATTCTAAAGTTGTTATTGCAACTCCTCCTACTGGTTTTTTAACGTCTCTAAATCTTACATAAGTCGTACCATCATTAAAACCGTTACTTGGAAATGAAACAGTTAAAGTTTTTGAAGCCGCTGTAGTTGTAAAAGGATTGTTGGGTAAAAAATCTTCTGTTGCAAATTCTGTTCTTGGAGGTTTTGCATGTGCTAAAGCTTGTGGATCTGCTCCATGTGGTCTTGGAGAAATTTGTGGTTGTTTAGGTTCATATTCAGAAGTATGTACCCACGCACCATTCCATTCTTGAACCATTTCTCTATATGGAAATGCTGCGCCTGATCTATCAGAGATCATTAATGAATATCTACCTTTAGAAAATTTTCCCATTATTTTTTACCTTTACGTGCTTCTCTTAATTGAGTTGCTTTTATATCTCTATATCTTTGAGTACGACCTATTCTTCCATAAATTTCAATATCATCTGACCCAATTTTTTTCTTAAATCCTTTAACTTTTTTATTTGCTCTAACCTTATAAGTTACTGGTGCTCCTGTTACTTTAACACCTTTAGCAAATTCTCCTGGTTGTTTAACTATGGTTTTAGGAAGACCTTTTGGTCTTACTCTAAGCTTTACTTTTTTGTTTAATTGTGCATCAGCACCTTTTCCTGGAAACTTTTTAGATTTCTTTAAAAGATGTTTAGATATTGCTCCCATTCCTCTAGTTAATAATGTCATTATATATTTGGATAATAAGTTTTCGGTGTAATGTACGTACTCGCTGCTGATCCATCCTCCGCTAAAGCTCTTGCTAACTCATCTTCATAATATAATTTTAATTCTTGTGATCTTTGTGGTGCATATTTTTGTGATAAATAAAATGCTAGACCTGCTGTCATACAAGGAACAAATCTATAAGGAGCATCAGTTGCATTAGTATAAGCTCCTACGTCTTGAATTCTTTTAACAAAGTAAATGTGCATGTCTTTAGATGCAGCTGTAGAATTAGGTGTTGGGTAAATGGTTACCGTAACTTTGTCCACGAATCTTTGAACCCAGAATTGACTTGGAGTTCCTTTTGTTAATTTATTAGAGAAAGCTGCATAAGTTGATCTTGCAACTTTTGTCATTGGTAAATCTGTTTGATCTGTAGATGTTCTATCTGTTCTATATTGAGCAGATAAAATATCTGATAATCCATAAGTAGAAGCACCAGAAGTTCCACCTACTGTAACAGAAGATGTTCCATCATCTGTGGATCTATAAAAAGTATATTCAGCTTGACCTTCAATTAAATCAATATTGGTATCACCAACTTCCCAAAAATGGATTCCTCTATTGCCCCATTCTTGAAAAAGAATATTTAATGATCTTCTAGCACTATGTATTTGATGACCAGCCGTACCGACTAGGCCAATTCTTTCGTATGCTTCTGCAATAATATCATCAATTGCAAAATTCTTTTCAAATGTATATGAGCCAGATGTTGTATTTGCCATCTAAACTCCTATCCATTAAAGAAGACATTCATCTGATCTATTGTATCCAACGTATAAGTTACAACTAACCCACTAGTACATAATACTCCTAATGCAGGTACATTAAAATGAGTTTCATTATCTGCTGTCCCATTTGTTCTATATTGCATAAATGGAGTATCACTTGAAAGTAAACCACTTGAACTATTATGAAAAGATACATCTCCCGCTGTTCCACCACTAAAAGATGTAAAACCTTTAAGCGCAGTTCTTCCACCAAACATTCCCATTCCTCTAGAAGCATTAAATCCTAAAGAAACATTTCCTGCTGGTTGTGCACTCATTTCAGCTGACGTAACAGTTAAGAAATATTTAGTTCCTGCTGTCTCAGTTGCTGAAGCTGGTAATGTAATTGTTTCAGTTTGAGCATTACCATTTAAATCTGTACCTGTTAAAGTTACAGTTTTTGAACCATCAGAAGAACCTGCTGTAGTTGCAGTTATAACTGCCCCTCCACCATTGTGAGTAGAAGCAAAAGCAGTGTTCGCCATCGTGAAAGAAGTGTTTGGTTGTTGAGCAGCTGCAAAGTATGTAGCACTTGACGCTGTTTCATCCATTATTGTTTTTACGTTGACATAAGTTAATGTCATATTTTTCTCCTTAATTGTGAGCTCCCGAAGGAGCTCACAGTATTTTAGTTACCTATTAACTCCAAGCAGCTGCGCCTGTGTCAAATGTAGGTCCTGTTGCTAAATCATGAGCAAAATTCCAAATGCCTTTTTCAAAACAAGTGAAATACAAATAGCAACCGTGAGTTAAACTATTTGTAGCTGCATTAGCAGGTGTGTAAGTTAAAGTAGTCTCATTCGCTACAGATGTATCTATAGTTGAAGCAGAACCAGAAGTTCTACTCTCTACTTTTGAACCTGTTCTAAAAACATCACTACCAGCGCATGCAAACGAAAGTGTTGCTACTCCGCCTGCTGTTTCATCTGATTGATAATGAACTACTACAGTTCCAACTGTTGC